CTATAGACAATCGGAGTTTGGTATGTATAGTTTTGCTTTAAATCCAGAAGTGTATTATCCAACTGGACAAGTGAATATGAGTCGTATATTCCACAAACTTCTCACAATTCAAATTGATCCCATCAATGCAGTTGACAACAATAATACCCGAGTGTACGCAGTCAACTACAACATACTTCGTGTGAGTGGTGGCTTAGCAGGTTTAAAATTTTAGATTGTTATAGTAGTAATGGCTGGTCGCGTTCAGCTTTTAGCATCTGGAGTCCAAGACAGGTTCTTCACGATGAATCCAGACTATACATACTTTTTGCAAAGTTTTAGAAAACATACAAACTTTGCAAGAGAATATGTGAATATAGATTCAGAAAATCCAGTAGATTTTGGAGGTAAAGCGAGGTTTAGAATTGCTCAAAACACGGGTGACTTACTGACAACACTCAGTGTGAAGATGAAGTTGCCCACAATCTCTACAGTAATTTATGACGACCCTAGATTCATAGAATCCATAGGTCATGCTCTCATTGAATATGCTGATCTCATCATCGGTGGAAAAGTTATTCAACGGTTGCCGAGTGATTATCTTCAGATTTACACAGAACATAATGTCACTCAAACAAAACAAAGGGCCCTCAAGGAACTCATCGGAAAGTATCCAGAACGAACTGTTTCAACTAGGGTTTCCGATAAAGACATTTTGGGTGTGATTGGTACGGCAGATACAGAGGACGAATTCTTTGTGGATCTACCATTTTACTTTTACAACAACCCTGAACTGGCGGTGCCCCTCTGTGCCATCAAAAACCAGGAAGTTGAGGTTGAGATTAAACTTCGTGACCATGATCATCTCATAATTAAGGGTTCAGATGGTTCACTTCAACCTGTGACACCCGGGACAATTCACCTAAAAGATTATAGACTTTGTGCGGAAGTTGTGTTTCTTGAACCGTGTGACCGAATCAAACTTGAGACGGAGAAGAAGGATTACATCATAACTCAGGTTCAACAAAATGTTTTTGATATTGCTCAAGGTGCACAAGAAGGTGACTTCAAATTAGACTTTGTAAATCCTGTCAGGGAACTTTACTTCGTCATTCAGAGACAAGGTGACACAGGGACAGCTGAAGGTGAATTCATAACTCCATTTGATTATGATAATACTCTAGCCGACACGGGTGGTAAATACATACTCTATGAAAATCTTGATTATCTCACACTTGATCTAGATGGTCAACCAATAATTACCCAAGAAACGGGGAGTGTTATATTCTTGAAAGCTGTTCAGGCGGCGATTCATCATTCAAAAACACAACTCTTGAGAAGATTCTATTCCTATAGTTTTGCTCTTGAACCAGAGAAGTGGTATCCAACTGGTCAAGTAAACTTTAGTCTCATAAAAGATCAAATTCTAAACCTAAGTCTCACTCCATGTACAGATTATGCTAGACAAATTCGCGTTTACGCTTTGAGTTATAACATTTTACGTGTAGGTGGGGGAACTGCCAAGACTATTTTTGACGTTAAATACTAAAATGAACATGCAAACTGGATTCGGTGATGCAGGGGGTGGAATGTTAGAACAGTATATTGAGACGATGACCAACATTCTTTTGCCCATCATAGAAAAGGCTACTCTACTTTCAGCCGAATATGCCAAAGCTTGTGGAAGAGATACCATAGTATCAGAAGATATGGAATATGCGATGAAGTACTGTGCTATGTATAAAGTTGGTGAAACTATTGGTTCTATGATGCCAGAAATTTACGAACAGGAATTGACCGAAGAGGAGATGGAAGAAGGTGAAGAAGATGTTGAACCCGAGGATTGTCCAGAGTTTGTTAGGTATTCTGGTACCGATCCAATTTTCAACCAAGTCAATGAGGCTGTTGATCGGTGGGATACTTGGATTCCCCAAAATCCGACAGAACTGATGTTAAAAAATGCCATTAATAGTAATGAGTACATCGGAGCCGGAGGGGTGGACGATTTCTGAATACAAATCATTTCATGTGACAAATGATGACGATTCTGAATCCAGCACTGATGGAGATTCGGATGGTGAAGAACAAATCTTTGCAAAGTCATCTGTTGTCAGGAGACCCAAGTATAAAAAGTTAGTACAAAAAGAGGAACTATTACCCGAATAATATTTTCTAGATATATGTTATAAAAACTCACAATGGCTGATATGACCGCCCAAGCGCTTAAGACCGTCAACCTCGTCTCTCAGGAGCTCGAGACCCAGTCCCTCAACTCCATCGTCGCGGGCTTCTCCTTCGCGGCTGCCATGTCGTGGATGGACCTCGTCCGCTGGTTCATCCAGCAGGTGATCAAGGTGCCCAAGAACGGTGGCACTCAGTACACCCTCACCGCGGTCCTCACCACCCTTCTTTCCATCGCGGTCTACATGATCATCTCTAACATCTCCACTCGTGTCTCCAAGCCTGCTCAGCCTGTCTTCGCGATTACCCGCTAAGTTTTGGCTTGCGCTTCATGAGACTCAGAAGAACTAGACCGACGAATACGATAATACCAATGGAAATGTATTCCATTTTCCACTTATAAACATCCTCAACAATTTCTGGAATGTTTATTGGTGGCGGCAACTCCTTCTCAACAACTTCCAAGGGAACCTTTGGTAGACCTTCTAACTTGTCTGTAGAGCACGTGATTTCGAATTTCAAAATGTGATCTTGATTTCTGAAATCATATGGAACGAGGCGGCCATGACTCATGTAAAAGAACTCCAGTTTGATATACTTGATATACTTTTGTGGTCCCTTGTAGAATTCGTGAGTGAGTGGATCGTCTGCACCATGAAAATTAATCATATCTGTGCCATTTAGAAGAATGTGTCCCGTATAGAATGGTGTCACAGAGTACACAGTCTTCGTAAACTCATCCGAGCCAGATGTCATACGAAGAATAAGGGAGTTTGGACCTTCTAGATTGATGGCACCAGAAACGATACTGTCACTCTCCACTGGATTCTTCGAAGAAAAACCCATAACTTGATGAGGTGTTGTGAGGGCCACGTTACTCAGGTATCCGTTTGTACCATCAAAAAACTTGAATGTAAAGGTGTTACTCGCTATCGTATTAGAGAATGTAAGAGCTTGGGTATCTGAGTCAAAGACAACCTGATCTATACATGTCAATGGTGGTTGCATGAGAGTATCAAGATCTGTAGCGAATGCATCACCATCTGCATAATTCGTTTCATTTAAACTAACTTCAATAAGATCATCTGGTGCACCGGAATCGTAAATGCTAAACGTCTTATTCGTAGCGCATGTAGTCAATTGTGGTGTTGGAATACGCGCAGACACTAATTTAATTTGTGTGACATCATAAATAGGTTCTTTGAGAGTCACAGTATAATTGTTAGCGTAAGCATATACATTTGCATCTCTCTCACTACTATCTATATCAAGGGTGTGAACCTTCATTAAAATATAGGCACAATATTTTAATGATTGTTTTTATCTATAACCAAAATTATTAACATAAACTGTGCGCCAATGGGTTGTTCTGGAGCTGCCTCTTCGCGACACCCAAGTCACGTGCATGTGGGTTCTCGTTGCCCTTGTAGGCGTTGAACTGGTGGAATGGCTTCTGCTGGTAGTTTTGTGTCCAACCACCGTTTGCAGCATTCACACGACCGTCAATACGGGAAGTATCGGTACGAACAGCCGTCAACGCACCACCTTGCTTGAGGGCACTCTCTCTCACGTTCATACGACCCTTGTTACCCATACGGTTAGCCTTACCACGACGATCCTCTGGACGGAAACCATACTTCATCAACTCCTCATTGTTCTTCGTAGTAATCTGAGCAGCCGCACTGGTCGCGTAGGCACCACTGAAGTTGGTAATACCTGGAGCCGCGTGGCTGTAGTGGGCAAACTGTTGGTCGTTGCGATCGCTCTTGAAACGAGTGGGGTCCTGTGGCATGGTTTGAGCCGAGACGAAACGCTTCGCTCCGTTGAAACCGAGTCCATCTGCGCGGTGGCCAGTCTCGGAACGGTTAGTGGTTCTCATAGTCTTCTGATGACTGGCTCTTGGAATTGCACCAGACATACCCTGAGCACGCCCCGCGGTAGGTGGAAGGCGGGATGGGAGGTGAGCAGTAGTCTCAGGTTTGTTGTGGGTCAATTGACCAACGAGAGCGGAGCGACCACCAGTGACATCCGCGGCTGGACCGGAGCGTCCTGGAAGTGTAGTGAGCCTGTACTCACCCACGTTGATGGGGTTCACACGGAAGAGTTGTTGGTAACCACCACTCGCTGGAGTGTCAGCACCGACACCAAGACCTGGGCCAACCATTTGCTTCTCAATTGGGGAGAGGTTGTTCATACGACCAGTGTCATACATACGGTTTCTCATGTTGAGAATCTCTTGACCACCACTCCTCTGTTGATAGCTAATGTCAGCAAAGCTTTCCATCTCCATCTTTTGTGGAATGTCAACACGTGGTTCAAAATCGCGTTCAATAAATTCGGGAACATCATTGTCATAAGTAATTTGGGGTTCTTGTGGCTGCTGTGGAGTGATCGTTTCAACCTTCTGAACTGGATCTGGTTCAGTCTTGGTACTCAACGATCTACCAGCAAAAACTAAACCAGCAATAGCTGCGAGTGAAATGGGATCCGCCATTCTTATTTTTTAGTAACATTTTTATTAGCGTATCTTTGGTGAAAGAGGCCGTTCTGGAGTTCCGCGCGAGTACTCATTGGCTCGTAGGTTAGGGTACGAAGAGGCACCTTGCACTCCATGTTGGTGGGAGGGAACAAGTTGCGCTCATAGGTTGGCACGATAACCTTGTTGAAACGAGTGGTGGATTGTGGGCGAAGTTGATCGCTCACATCAATGAATTGCGCCGGGGAACCCTTACCAGCCATGTAAGGGGCGGT